ATTCTTGTTGAATCAACACCGCAGCAATAGCAATCATAGCATAGCCAATGCTCTGCACCGGAAAGGTGAGAGCGGACCCTTGCGAGAATGCCTTTTTGAGCACAATAGTGTCAAATTGGTCATCTATCGCATTTACGACCTTAGTTGTTCTACAAGCGTTAAAGCGCTCAAGGAACGTCTTATTCGATCTAAACATCCTTTCGAGGGTGTGAAGACTGAAACGGTCGCTAGCACTACTTAAGTCAATTGTGGCATATCTACCACTCTTAGACGCTTCTAAAGCAAGCTCACTATTGTGATTTTGTTCAGAAAAGTCAATGCAATTATACAAGGGATTAAAGCCTTGCGGCTTCGAACCTTTTACTTTACCTGATTTAGGTTTAGTTCGTATAATGCTCTTAAGTTGTTTCCAAAACAATTGTTGTATCCATTGATGCTGATTGGGCTCAGAGGCTATTAACCTCGGCCCTTTCATCGTCTTTGGTACTGCAATTAACTTGGAAGGAGACTCGCAATCTCCGCTGGGTCTGGCGATTCCCTCGATCTTACTAATACTCAGATTAAAATCTGGGCAACCGTAATGATCGAAAGGGAATATTCGGTCTAATTTCTCAGGCCATTCAAAAAATCGAAATTTAGAATCGATTTTTGTTTGGTTGGAAGTTCGACCGGTTCCATGTCCGGGTATAATTCTTCGATTACCTCGAGAGGACTTTTCAGTCTCCTCGTATAGGTCTCCGAAGGACGAAGCAATTGCGTCGCAGGTTCTGTGAAGAATCCTGAGCATATCAAATTTTCTGGCTTCGTGCTTTGCGCACTGGTCAGAAGTTGATATACACGACACATCAGAGTCTCCGGATCTTGTCGCCACTGCTCTAACAGAGCTGTGGTCCCAAGAAAGACGGTCACGATTACAGTTATCACTGTCATCGTAAATGTCCACTTCGCCCCAATTAAGGGACGGAGGCCTAAGACTCGCTTCAATATCGATGAAATTAGTAACTTCATCTGATACTCTCCTTTTGCTACATTGCATCTCAACTTTGGTCAAACCTTTTAGGATTTGACGTATGGCTAAGATACAGTTTACATCAGGAGTTTCCTGGACAACTCCATCGGGAGTAAAGACAGATAGATACAGATCCTGTAAGAATACAGGAACCTGTTTCGTCTTAGAGACATACCTTGAGAAAGGTAAGCCACTAGGAACGTATCTGCCTGCTCCTAAACATTTGTCAAAATGTTTACTGATGGAGGGGAGTACCACGGTTAGAATTTCTAATCCGTGATATTTCACTTCGTGAATGAGGCGTGATTTATCACGCTCAATATGACGAAGATCCGAGTACATCGGTACCATGTCTTTAAACATGGCATCAATGTATCCTGACAACAATTCTAGGCTATTATTCATAAGCATTATTCCTAATGTTAATGATCCTAGCTCTAGAACACTATACTCACCGTATATCTGAACTCTTTGGTTCAGTAACGGCTAGTGGGTATTGTGATAACATATTATGCAACGTGACACTCTTAACGGTGTCTTTTTGCTGCAATATGCTTGAGTTTTAAATCTCAATGTTCACAATGAATATAATTACCTCATGAGTTACTAGAGCGCATACTAGCGCAAAAGTTCCCAACAGGTAACCCTAGTTGTTAAAAACTAGGTTAAATATTCCAACCCAAAAGAGCAAGCTGGTCTGCATGCGCATCCGTTACGAATGTGCTTAGTGCAGTCGCTGGGTCCCCGGCATCTGCCGCGGGCCGAGCAAGCGGGAAGATGTAATGTACATAAGCTTGTACATCAAAACTTGGTGTGATCCCATCACTGGGAACATACGTAAGTTTTACATCCGCACTGTGCCTCTCACGAGGTGCAGCTTTGGATCCTTCTTCACGGTGCTTGATCTTAATTTCACCTTTCACATTATACGTGGCGTCAGATTGACTGCCGCGGTATGTGACTCCAAAAGCGTCCTGGTTTGCTTGAGAGCAAACCATGACTCCAATGGAAGTGGTGATCGAGAGTGTAGTGGGTAGAGACATTTGTCTTTCCTTAGTTTGTGCATTAGTGTAGGTTTCTTAATGAACCCTTCTATCTACCTAGCCATTTATCGTAAAAGGTTTTTAATCCTGTACGTTTCGTGGCGAGGCTGATCCCTAATGCGATCAAGTTGATTGCTTGAGCTTCTGAAAAGAAGCTGAAGTTGACTAGAGGCCCACCTGCTGTATAATTGTAGGTCCAGCGTGATTGTTGTATCGTAATCGTCTTCGCAGACGAATTCGGTGTACTAGTCACATCTGGTCTATTATTAATCCAGCCTTGGTAGGTATTAGTCGAGAGGCGTTCTTCCATAACACATATGTGTTTTGGATCGAACTCCATAGTTGCTTCTCTCGCGAGAAGCGCTTCCTGTATATTTACAAAATAGTCAATTGCCCACGAAAAGGGGATAATTTCCCAGACCGTGGAGCGATCAAGCTCTTT